ATCTCTGGGAGAATCGAGGAGATACTGTCGATTCTGTGAGCATATCAGGAGTCGGATCTGCTAGCTACAAATTACCCAGCAGAGCCTCTAAGATGCTAGATCCTTTGAGGGTGGATCTATGTTAGCTAGTGCTCTGAGGCAGAGAGTCCAGATACAAGAGCGAGTCGTCGTGCGTGATGCACTCGGTCAGTCTATCACGTGGAAGCATGTGCAAGATGTCTATGCGAGGGTGATACCTCTGGATACGAAGACTGTCGTCGCATATCAGCAGCAAGGTACTCAGGTATCTCATAGAGTCGTAATGAGGGGCTCGATCGATATAGAGCTGGGCAAGCACAGGCTGCTTCATGGAGCTAAAATATATGAGCCATCAGCGACTGCTAGGCATGCAGACGGAGCTACCGATCTCGTGGTATTGGAAGAGTGATATGGGAATAGAAATCACAATCAGTGATAATATAAACGAGGCTATGAGAGAGATAAGAGATCATGCTCGGGATCGCATGCTCGAGGCCGTCCAGGAAGTGCGCAATCAGACCTTAGATACACTGAGCGGCAAGCGCTCAGGCAGGATCTACAGAGTACCAGGGACTAAAAAATATTATACAGCATCTGCTCCTGGAGAGCCTCCAGCGCAGAGACTAGGAGAACTAAGGAAATCTGTGAAATTCGGAGTAGAGAGCCAGGGAGATACGATAGTAGGGTTCGTAGGCACGGAGGAAGACTACGGACGAATGCTAGAGTTCGGAACGAGCATCATGGCTCCAAGACCTTGGCTTAGGATAAGTTTTGATAAGTCCGCAGATGCAGTAAAGCGTATCTTTATGAGAAAGTGGTTCTGATGGTTGATATTCAGAAGGCTTTAATCACGCATATAGACACCCTGCTCACGTCAGATACTGCTCTGAAGGCTGCTATGGGCGGAGAGGTTAGGCTATTCCTTACCTTCGCTGCTCCAGACACTGAATTTCCTTATTTGGTGCATAGAGTGGATATGGGGATGCTCGGTGATTTCTCTCCAGTGGCTCGATGCACTTATATCATAGATATCTGGTCTTACTCGCCTAGCGCAGATGAGGCCTTAGCCATCAGGAGCGAGATAATGAGGCTGCTGGACGGTCTGACTTTCTCTATTGACGAAGCCAGTGATAATTGGCTGTGGGTTCAGACTGATGGATTCATACCCGAGAGCACGCAGGATATATGGCACTATAGCTGCCAATTCAATCTTAAGTACATAAAGGACGCTCAGGTCGGAGCGATCCTGAAGAGATAAAATCATCACAGGAGGGTGAATATGACACAGGCTATATCGGGATTTGGGTCTAAACTCAATTGGGATGGCGCAGATATAGCAGAGCTTACTAATATCTCAGGGCCGACTCAATCTGTGGAAACGATAGATGTAACGAGCCATGACTCTGCTGATGCATATAGAGAGTTCATCGCTGCGCTTCTATCTGGGGGGGATATCTCCCTGGAAGGGAATTTTATATCTGGGGATACTACAGGCCAGATAGCTATGCATACGGACTTCCAAGCGAGGACAGTGAAGAATTGGATCATCAAATTCCCTGAATGGATAACGTCCTCTCATGAATATCCTCAATTATCTGGAGCGGGTCTCGTGACTGCATTTGAGTTCACCTTCCCTTCAGATAATAAGATAGGCTTCACAGCCACTATCAAAGTGAGCGGGAAGCCGACCCTGGCTTTAGCATAATAGGAGGTGATATATGACGGAGGCTATCTCGGGATTTGGCACGGCTTTGATCTGGAACAATCACAAAGTCCTGGAGTTGACCAACATCTCAGGCCCGTCTCAGTCGATGGAGACGGTAGATGTGACCAACCATGACTCTTTAGATGCCTATAGAGAGTTCATAGGCGGAGCTAAATCTGGCGGTGAGATTTCTATAGAGGGGAACTTCATTCCTGGTGATGAAGATGGACAGGGAGGTTTCCTTGCTGATTTACAAGATAGAGAGCCTAGAGCCTGCTGGATAGTGATGCCGATGTCAGCAGCAGCGGCTCTATATCTCACTGCTCTGGCGAAGGGATTCGAGACCTCATTTCCTATTGATAATAAGATAGGAGTGAGCGGATCGCTTCAAGTCATAGGCAAGCCGATTCTGCTGACTACTCAATCTGCTGGTATGTCAGCACGAGCAGGCATAGAGCAGACTGGTGCAGCGGCTCTCGTGATAACTCCAGCGGCAGCTGTAGGTACTTATGTATATGAATGCAGCGTCAATACAGCATCTACATGGGTGAAGTTAACCATCACGGCTGCTACTCATACTATCTACGTCCTCGGAGTAGCACAGACATCAGGAGTGCAAGGAGGCGAAGTCGCTCTAGGAGCTGCTGGGACGGTTACGGATATCATCATAATGGTATACGAAGCTAATAAAGCACCAAGGCTCTATGTATTGAGAGTAACCAGGCCATTACCGTAAAAAGGAGGAGTCGTGGTAGACAGAGCCAAACCAGGAATCAAGATAACACTGGATAGGGAGAGGACGCTTTCGTTCAGTCTGAATGCCATGATACGATTCGAGGAGGTCACTGGCAGGAATTTGCTGAGCGGATCTTTCAGAGGGACGACCTCTACTAAGGAATTGCGCACTCTCCTGTGGGTATGCCTCCTTGATGAGGATGAGGATCTGATGGAGGAGGAAGTTGGGAAGTTAATCACTATCAACAACATAACAGAGATAACGAGGATGTTAAATCAGATGATCGAAGTCTCTCTTCCTGTGGCTGCGGAGGTTGATGATAAGGCTGGCCCTTTAGCAGAATCCAGATCCAGTGGTTAGATGTATGGTCATGCGGCATCTATTGCCTGAAGTTATCTGAGAGGGATTTCTGGAGGCTGACGCTAGCTCAGTTCAATGCCCTGCTAAGCAGATATACATATGAGCAGGAGAGCCTGGACTACAGAGCCGCTTTGATATGCTCGATATTAGCGGAGATAAATCGAGATAGGAAGAAGAGGAAGAAGCCATTTACACCAGCTGATTTCATGCCGAAGCGAAGAGATGATGAGAAACTCACGGATGAGCAGATGCTCAATAGGGTTAAGATGATATCTAAGGCATTGGGGGCAGAGGTGAAGTAAGATGAATGTCTTCGAACTCGTAGGTAAACTAGTCCTGGACGGAGCAGATAAAGTCCAGGACGAACTCGATAAGACCAGAGGCTCGCTGCAAGATTTTGGGAAGGAAATGAAGATAGTAGGAGCTGCGTTTACTGCTATAGGTGCAGCAGGCATCAAGTTCTCTAGTGACGCTCGGAAGATAAATGCTGATATCGGCCAGACTGCTCTCACATTGGGAATAACTACGAAGGAGTTGAGAGATCTAGAGGCTAGCATATCGAGTGTTGATTCTCCTATGAAAGAGGTCGTAGCTACATTCGATTACCTCGCTCGAGCGGGCATGCGGAATACTACGGAAATGAAAGCCACAGCGAGCGCCTTTGATACATTAGCAGATGCTATAGGCCTTCCTGCTGATCAGGTTACGGAAATGCTAGTACCAGCCTTCAGAGCCTTCGGAATCAATCTGGTTGATGTCGGGAGCAATATTGATGACTTCACCTGGTTAGTCAAGAACTCCACAGTCGATCTATCTCAGTTCGCTATGACAGTACAGAGGCTAGCTCCTGCTATGCAAGCAGCAGGTATCAGCATGGATGATGCTATCATAGGCTTAGTGGCTATGGAGAATAGAGGCATCACAGGCAGAGCAGCTATATCTCAGCTCAGTGCTGCTATAGAGAGATCTGCAACGAGTCATAAGACCTTAGCAGAAGAGCTAGGCCTTACTAGTGATGAGATACAAAAATATAACGATGAATTGAAGGGTGCTATTGGTATATCAGAGAAGTATGCTGATATCGCAAATACGCAGTTCGGGATAATGGATAAACTCAAATTTGAGATTAACAAGTTGACTCTCTCATTGGGTACTCTTCTTGAACCCTTCGAGCCTATATTGGGAGCTATGTCGAGCCTTGGCATCGTTATGATTGCATTATCATCTAAAGCAAGCATAGCAGGATTGCAGTTTGTGTTCGCAGCGGGTAAGATGCTACTCTGGGGAGCTGCGGTTACGGTCTATAGAGGAGTGGCTATAGCTGCGGCAGCTGCTCAGTGGGTATTGAATGGTGCTGTCCTGGCCTTTAATGCTATAACGAGCGTGATGAGTGGGCCTGTGGGTCTCGCTATCGCTGCTATCGGACTTTTGATAGCCATCGGCGTGGTGCTCTGGAAGAAATGGGATCAGGTGGTCAAGTTCTTTAAGATAGCATGGGCAGAGATGCAATTGATATTCGCTGATGCTGTGCAGGCTATATTGAAATATGCTATAGCTCCGCTCTTAGGAGGGATACACTCAGTATTGGACGTAGTAGGTAAGGTCGTCGGCTTCTTCAAGAAGGATTGGGGAGAGGCAATACAATCTGCTGCGGATTCAGTCACAGATGTGATAGATAATATAGATAAATGGACTGAGAGCGTTGAGGCCAATGCCAAGGCCTATAAAGATCAGGCGATGGCTGGATCTACTCCTGGAACTCCTCAGACTGCTCCTGAAGTCGCATTACCTCATCTTGGACGTGGTGGTCTCGTAACCAAGCCCATTACTGCTAGGATCGGAGAAGTACCTGAGATGGTGATCCCACTTAATCGCTTGAAGTATGCAGCAAGTCCAGTATCCAGCGCTTCATCTGGAGATAGAGCTCCGATACATCTGCATCTAGAGGTCGCTGGTCGTGAAGTAGCTGATTATATCCTCACTGATCTAGCGAGGAATGCCAGACTCAAGGGATTTAGGATAAGATAATGCCTCAGATCATAGTTAAGATAGGCGGAGTCGATGTCACTGAGAAGACGATATTTCGCAGTACTGTCATCTCCTCTAAAGTAAGCAAGCAGATGAGCGTCGCTCATGTAGAGGTCATCGATCTAGACGAGGCTACGTCTATATCAGAACGTGATGAGATAATAATATCTAATGTCGGAGATACTATCAGATACTTCGCTGGAGAAGTCGCTAACCTTCAGATAGATACTGAACTAGGAGAGTTAGGCGGAGATATCAAAGTCTTCAAGCTAGATTGTCAGGATTATACATGCAAAGCGGATTCTCGTAGGGTTAAGGCTATATATGAATCAAAGACAGAGAAGGAGATATTAGAAGATGTCTTTGGTACCTATCTGCCTGAGTTCGATGCATCGACTTATGTGGATACTGGAGATACTCTGACTTATGTCACATTTGATAATTCCTCTATCAGGCAGATATTAGATGAGCTGTGCAAGGCCAGCGGCAGGTCATGGTATATAGACTATTGGAAGAACCTCCATTATTTCAATGCCTCGACAGCTCCCTCAGCTCCTTTTGGCTTATCTTCATCTCCTGTTCCGCCGACTACCTATAGATATCAACTCATCGAATATGCCAGCGATGCTACTCAGATACGTAATAAGGTCAAGATTAAGGGAGTAGAGAAGATCTATCCTATCACTGAATGGTATTATGGAAACGGTAATGCAAATAATCCCAGCGGTGGGCTCGATGGTCTAAATGGGTCTAAGATGGTCTTCATTATGCCATTTAAGTATCTACCTGAAGATGATCTAAATAATTACTTCTATATAGCATTGAACACAGGAAGTGATGAGCCTCATCCTGATGGGACTTGGCACAGCACGATTCCAGGCATAGAGGGAGTGGATCAACTCCAAAAAGATGGTGGCATCTACGAAGTCCTGTGGAATGCAGATGAGAAGAGGCTCACCTTCGATGTCGCTCCAGCTAATCTAGGATATTCTATTTTCATCAGGGCCAGATATACTATCCCAATAGAAGTAGAAGATGAAGATCCTACCTCAATTGGGCTGTATGGAACGTGGGAAGACCTCATAGATGATGTCACCATCATGTCAGAATATATGGCAGAGCTTGTAGCTGCGGTGTTCCTCGCTGAAAATGCATATCCGAGGTTGACTCTAAAAGTGAGATGTTGGCAAGATGGGCTCGACTCAGGTATGCTAGTCCCTGTCTATGAGGCTTTGCGAGGAGTAGATGATAACTTCGTCATTCAGGAGATGACTATAAGGTTTATATTGCCAGATGCAGCGGAGTATGAGCTAGCGCTGGGTGTCTATAGACACGATACTATAGACATATTAATGTCCCTCCAGGATAAGATCGCAGGAGCATCAGGCAAAGTGGGGGGAATCACTAGCGGTCGCAGCGTCGATATCACTGTCAATCTCCCCTCAGATCATTCCTTCTCTGGTATTTATACGGATAGTATCGCTGGAGAGGTACTAACGTTCGGGGCTCTGATTCAGTATGATGCTACTTCTGAGAAGTGGTTTAAGACCGATGGAGATGCCGAGGAGACCACTGAGGGGTGGATAGGAATATGCCTTACAGATGCAGATGCGGATGCTCCGATAAGGATCTTACTATTCGGAACTGCCAGAGATGATTCATGGGCTTGGACAGGAGCGCATGGTCACACTCCACTCTATGTGAGTGGCACGGTTGGAGTGATGACTATGACATCAGGCGCTTGTAAATATGTCCGAAGGATAGCAATAGCGATAACTCCCGATATCATCTGGTTCACTGGAGAGATGGCACTGGTGGAGACGCTATAATGACTGCTACCGTTGGTAAAGTACTCGGGTTAGAAAAGATCTTCATAAATAAGATCAATAGGGTCAGCGCAGATAATATCAATAAGGTCAACCGAATCCCATGGCACACTCCTCCGATAGATGAACAGTTGTGGCAAGGTAATATAGATTCAGGTGGGGCTAATAAAGCTCAATTAACTGACAACTGCTTTCGTGCTGCTGGCCTGACTTGGGCGTTCTACAAGCTATATGGTGGTATGAGGTACCTTTACTATAGAACTTCCTACAATGGCTTTGCCAGTGGAACTCTTGTAGTAGACATGGGAGCTTCTGCTATATTCAATGTCTACTTTGATGGAACTTACTTCCATATAGGTTACAGATTGTATGCCTATGGACCATATCATATATTCTATAGAAGAGCGACTCCAAATGCAGATGGTACGTTGACTTATTCTGCTGGCTGGCAGGACACAGGAGTAATCCCTGCGGCGTTTCCCTGGACAAGTTTCCTTGACTTAGCCGCAGACTCCAATCACTACCCAATCGTTTCGTATCTTGGTACTACTGGTCTGGAAGTAGCTAGATGCAACCAGAATGACGGTACTTGGACTTCGCATGTTGTCACTACTATAAGCAGTACATCCAGCTTTGTCCATTCCTGGTTGTGCCCTATGGCTGGTGGTGATATGTATGTAGTGTACCAGAGTAGTGACGGAAACCTAAGTGGAAAGCTAAGAACTAGCGGAACTTGGGGTAGTGCTGAGCCGATTCCTAAACCAACAGGAGTTCATGCTGAGTACTTCTGGGCAGTATCCAATGAAGATGATGAAGTATATGTTGTTTGTGAAGGCTTAATTAGCTCCACTCCACGAGTATATTTTACGAACAGAGTTGCAGGAGTGTGGAGTGATGCCGAGGTATTATACATTGCTCCCTATGCGTATGGTTATGGGTATGTGAGTCTGTCCATCTCCGTTGATATAAGCAATGGCAACTTATATATTTTCAAGCAGGATGCATATTATGATGCCAATGTGGTTTACAAGAAGAGGATTTCTGGAACTTGGGATGCTGATTGGACTATACTACTTATCCCTCCATCAGGGTATCGTTACCTAAGAATGACCTCAGCATCTAAAATTGTTAGTGATCACATGAGTATCACCTCGACTTACTCTAGCTCTGCGAATGGTACTACTACCATGATGAAGTTTATAGATATGTTTATAGGGAGTGACTAAGAAGAGGGGAGATTCATATGGATGGTACGATGATAAGTGCTCTAGGCGTCGGCATACCGTCATTCTTAGCTGTAGTCGGCCTTGCTGTGAAGGTCGGTCGATATGATGGTAAGATGACCACCAGGATGGATACCATCGATAAAAAGATCGATGGCCCTAATAACGGAGATTCATTAGTATCAAAGATAAACAAACTCGAAAAATGCTATACTCAAGATGTCAAGGAATCGCTCTTGGCTGTCCAATCTGCTTATAGTTGTCAGCGTAATCTCTGTGATGAACGCCATCAGGGAGTAGATGAGAAGGTCGAATCTATTCGTCTTGAGTTGGATGCAAAGATCGAGATAGTTAGGAAAGAGCTCGAGCACTAAAAGAAGAAGGATATATGTGGATATATCCTCCCTCTTTATCCATCTCTCTTTTATTCTGCTTCGGCCTCTGCCTTCCTCATCTTAAAGTGCTGATATTCAGCAGCGTGGATGGATCTGCCTGTGATCTTCTGAATTTCTCTGAAGGCCCTCTGAGGCCTCATCTGCGAGAGGTACTTACGTAGCAGGGCAAGCTCAGGCTCTGTCCATCGATCTCCTTTTTGAGAATGCGTCTTCTGATTTGCCTTTACTCTGTGTCGGATCGAAGGCAGGGATTTATCGATACCAATCAGTATCTTCTTTCCATCGACCTTCTTAATGCCTCTGAATCTCCTGCCCTTGCTATCTATGATCTTATTATAGTCCTTCGCAGGGTCTATGACTACGAGACTGCCCCTCAGGGATACTAGGTATAGAGCTCCCATATCTGTTCTGAATCCGCACCCTCTCTCAGGCTCTAGGTTAGCCTGCTCGAGGGTGATGGGAGTAACTCGACCTTTCATCTCCTTGGGGATGCTGCTCTCTCCATCGAAGGTTATCATTTCGATCGAGGTGGGGATGAAGTATCCAAATATAACTGCATCTCCAGTCTCTCCTTCATCATGAGCCATGAAGATCTTGCTCCGACCTAGCACAAGGCCATTTGGGATCTTGCTGATCCTGCGGCTGACTCCCATCTTCGAAGTCTCATCTGTGAATGACCTAACCGTGGGATAGCTCCTCCAGCCTACCCATAGTAAATAGTCCTGAGCCTTCTCTTCTACCTGCCCTTGGTCAATAAGCGGCTTCTGGTGGGAATTTGAGGGTCTCCTACGGGGAGCAGGCTTGGGATCTAGACTGCCATCGGCTATCGCTTCCACCCTCTCAGCCTCTGTCATCTTATAACGAGGCTTTAACTTCTTCAGATCGCTGACCTTCTCGGGGCCATCCCATTTTATCAGGGCCTCTTTATCGTCCTTATAGAGGTGCTCCCAATCAGACGATCCTATTTTACCCTCTCGGCCAGCAGATTCAGCGATCTTTATCCTCTTTGCTATCGGAAGTTTGTCCCAGCGCTCTTGTGTGCTTGCCATGTTATGTTGCCTCCTCTTCTCGAGATTCTTTATATTGCTTGAACCGCTCTAGCTGCTCGAACCAGCTACGGTTGCTATCGAACATCCATGTGTCATCTTCCTCTACTTCGTGATTCCTCTCGGGGCAGGTGAAGGCTCTATCTATGCATCTCTTGATATCGATATTTAGATCCTCCATTGGTATCCGCTCGAGAGCCTGGTCGATCTGCGGCTTGAGCTGCTCCATCAAGATGGGCCGCAGTTCGTTTTCTAGGATCTGACGGAGTCTCTCTTTCATATTGTAGTTCTCTTCTCTTACTACATTTGGCCCTTTGGCATCTACATAGGGATTGACTGCTCCCTTGATGATCTTATCTAGCTCTCCAGGGTAGATGGCATCCAGGGCATCTAGTTCGACGACGGCCTCTCCTTTCTTGGGAGACTTTGGAAGGTTATATTTGGCTATCTGATCTTCACTAAGCGCCAACCTAGCGAGTTTGACATCTGCTCCTTCGATGCCATTGCGCACTATGAAGAACTCCAGTTTGCGTGCTACAGCCGCTACCATAGTCCATCCATATCTGTCCCAGTCTGCGATGTACCAGATCCTGACTTTCTTCCCAGCTTCCACGGCTTTGATCGCTCTACGAGCTAGCATCTCGACTTTTTCCACGCTAGCCTGACCCACCAGGGGCTGATATGCTGCCCTAGCTCTGCGGCATATAGGCTCGATGATCGATCCCATGCTGCCCTTCTCACACCACACTTCTGCGTGATAGGTCTGGAATCCCGAGTCTTCATATGCTGGGGCTAGCCTCAGGGCCTCTTGGATTATGCCCTCTAGGGTGTCGTTCAGCTTGGATTTTATGATGTTAGGAACTGTATCATCGATGCTATACATTGAGGTATCTGCGGAGTACTCATCGTAGTCCTGAGGCTCAGGGTGCTTGATATCTATCAGCCCCTTCCACTCTCCGATGCTGAGGTATCTGGCTACTTGAGATGCGTGCATCAGCCATCGCCAGTCCTTCATGGGATCGTCAACGCCTGCCCCGAAGGTCTTGCCATTCGGTTTCTTCGCATTGTTATAGAGCCAGTAGTAGAATCCTCTGATGTGAATAGGGCGTTTCCGTGTATCCATCATCTTATCCCACCACTTAGCTGCCCAGTTTGCATCTTGGTATTCTCCATCTGAGCCCACTAGATAGGGATCTGTCGTGAGGATCTTGAGGTCTTTGGTCGTGAGGCCTCTGGCCTCTGCTTCTGATAGGATCTGCTCTTTCCGTGATTGATGATTCATATCATCCCTCCTGTTATACACTTTATCATATACCCCACTGAATGTAAATACTCCAAGCCACATATCACCCTACTCTATCTCATCTTACGACTACCAAAAGCATTAACACAGGAGGATTTAGAGGGATAAGATGATACTCGGAGAGCCAGCATCTCTTGATGTAGGCGAGGACGTAGCGGTAACTCGCTGGAATGGAGATTCAAAGATGGTCAGCCGACTCCGCTGCTTCAGGCACGAGTACCTACAGGCTCTCCTCCATCCTAAGGAGGGATATGCGGATCATAGGAATAGATCCAGGTAAGGTCTCAGGAGTAGTGCTCATCTTAGATGGAGAGATACTCAATGAAGG